TCAATCTCTCCTAAACAAATCCCTCGTATAAACCTTTTCAACAACATCATCCAGAACACTATCATATCTGTTGGCAATAATGGCGTCAGACCCGTTTTTGAATTTTTCTATATCATTGACAACAAGAGAACCAAAGAAAGTAACACCATCCTCGAGCGTTGGCTCGTATATGATCACCGTAGCACCCTTGGATTTCAGCCTCTTCATAACACCCTGAATAGAACTCTGGCGGAAGTTGTCGCTGTTGCTCTTCATCGTAAGTCTATAAACGCCAACTGTGATCGGACGCTCTTTATCAGCATTCCACATGGAATTTTCCGTGTAGTAGCCTGCCTTCTCCAGAACACGATCTGCAATGAAGTCTTTTCTTGTGCTGTTGCTTTCAACAATGGCTTCGATCAGATTCTGCGGGACATCCTGATAGTTGGCGAGAAGCTGTTTTGTGTCCTTCGGCAGACAATAACCGCCATAACCAAAGGACGGGTTGTTGTAATGTGTTCCGATCCTCGGGTCAAGACAGACGCCGTTGATGATCTGCTTTGTGTCAAGCCCCTTCATTTCGGCGTAAGTATCAAGCTCGTTAAAGTAGCTTACTCTCAGTGCAAGGTATGTATTTGCAAAGAGCTTGACTGCCTCCGCCTCGGTAAAGCCCATAAACAGGGTTTCTATATTTTCTTTGATAGCACCCTCCTGCAGAAGCTCTGCAAAGGTATGTGCTGCTTTTACAAGTCTTTCATCCTCTAAATCAGTACCGACAATAATGCGGCTGGGGTAGAGGTTATCGTAAAGCGCCTTTGATTCTCTCAGAAACTCCGGGCTGAAAATGATATTTTTGCTCCCGGTTTTTTCTCTGATGGATTCTGTAAAACCAACCGGAATAGTTGACTTGATGACCATGATCGCATCCGGGTTATACTGCATAACAAGCTTTATCACAGCCTCAACAGCCGAAGTATCAAAGTGATGTGTTTTGCTGTCATAATTTGTCGGCGCAGCAATTACAACAATATCCGCTTCCTTGTATGCCATTTCAGCATCAAGAGTTGCCGTCAGATCAAGTTCCTTTTCTGTGAGGTACTTTTCTATATATTCATCCTGAATAGGCGATTTTTTCTGATTGATCAGATCCACCTTTTCGGGAATGATATCTACCGCATAAACCTTATTGTGCTGTGAAAGCAATGTTGCGATCGACAAACCTACATATCCTGTTCCGGCTACAGCTATCTTCATATTCTTCCTTCTTCCTCAAATCCAATCAATTTATCAATCTCTTCTGAAAAGATCTCTTGTATAAACCTTTTCTGCGACATCGCCTAAAGCAGCTTCGTCAAAACGGTTCGCAAGTATTACATCTGATTCCGCTTTGAATCTTGCCAGATCATTGACTACCGTAAAGCCTGCAAATTCGCTGCCATCCTCAAGTGTGGGTTCGTATATGGTGATCGGGATACCCTTGTCCTTTATCCTCTGCATAACACCCTGAATAGCAGATGCGCGGAAGTTATCGCTGTTGGATTTCATCGTCAGGCGGTAAACACCGACCTGTGAGGGATTCTTCGCTGCGATCTCATCAGCCACAAACTGCTTGCGGACATTGTTTGCATCTACGACAGCGCTGATCATCACCTGCGGAATACCCGTATAGTTTGCAAGAAGCTGTTTTGTGTCCTTCGGCAGGCAGTAGCCGCCATATCCGAATGACGGATTATTATAGTGGCTGCCGATACGGGGATCCATGCAGACACCGTCAATGATCTCCTGTGTATTCAGTCCGACTGACTGAGCATAAGTGTCCAGCTCATTGAAATATGCGACACGTACTGCAAGATAGCTGTTTGCAAAGAGCTTGATGGCCTCAGCCTCTGTCGGATGTGTGATAAGCGTCTTAATATCCTGCGGCTGTTGACCTGCTCTCTGTTCCTCTGTTCTTGCGCCTTCAAGAAGAAGCTCGGCAAACATCTGTGCCTGCTCCTTCTGGTTATCCTCTGCGCCCACAACGATTCGTGAGGGATGCAGATTATCATACAAAGCCTTGGATTCACGCAGAAATTCAGGGCTGAAAATAATATTACTTACGCCGTACTTTATCTTTACGGACTCAGTATAACCAACGGGAATTGTGGACTTGATAACCATCAGTACATCCGGATTGACTTTCAGAGTCCATTCGATTGCATCCTCAACAGCACTTGTATCAAAGAAATGATGCTCGTCATCATAATTTGTTGTTTCTGTGTTGAGTTTGATACAAATATCCATTACAAAACGGCTTAAATCCTGTATTTTGCTGTCTTTTCATAACGGTCAATCCCTATTTTCCATATCAATTTGTTTGATATCTGAAGTTCAATTCGTTATTGGTGCATAATTACACGAAATGAAGTAATTCGTTTAATTATACTTATTGATTATTTTTCACATCAAGACGAAAAATAAATGACCTCTGAGTGGTTACCTCAAAGGTCATTTCCGCCTTATATACAAACTTCTATTGTTGTTCCGTCTTTAAAAAACACACATTGCCTGTTACTATAAATAACAATACGGTCTAATAAAGCACTCCAAAGTACAGCATCAAATTCTACTATCGGGCTATTTATATTCTTTAAGCTTTGAATAAAAAGATTGATTTTTTCAGACTGTATTTTTTTCATCTCTATAATATGTTGTATTTCATTATAATCCTTCGTCAATTCTTCGTATCGGCTAATCAGGTTTAAATATTGTTTCTGATATTCTTCCTGATTTATTGCTTTTTTGGCATTTTTCTCAATACAGTTATCTATTTCTCTGACAACAAGTTCTATTTCTTCTTTAAGCGTACCTTGTTTCTCTTTCAAGTTATTAGTATCATCCAACATTTGTTGCATTATCCGTAAATTTTCAATTATTTCTATCTTTTCAGCAATCATATGATTAAGAGCTGCAACAAATACATTTTTTATTCCTTCTTCCGTTATATGAGGAGTGCCACATCTTTTTGACTTATATTTTTCGTTGCATTGATATACTACTTTTCGGTACTTATCGTTAGAGTGCCAGACTTTTGAACCATACCAACCCCCACAGCATCCGCATTGAATCTTGTTAGAAAAGATGCTCACTCCACTATATCGTGAACCCTGTATCTGTTTCCGTCGTTCCAGCTCAGCTTGAACCAAATCAAATATCTCCGGACTTATAATTGCTTCATGGTCATCCTCAACATAATACTGCGGTATCTCACCCTCGTTCTTTTTTAATTTCTTTTGCAGAAAGTCAACTGTAAATGATTTTTGCAGCAATGCATCTCCCTTATATTTTTCATTTGAAAGCATTCTGCGTACCGTGTGTTCATACCATCTGTCCTTACCCATCGGAGATTTTATTCCTTGTTTAGTCAGTGTTTGAGCAATGGAATGAGGTGTAAGTCCCTCAAGAAACAACCTAAATATCATTCTGACAATTTCAGCTTGCTCCTGATTGACAAGAATTTCTCCGTCAGGACCTCTTTCAAATCCCATAACACTTGAAAAAGGTATCATTGCTTTACCGTCTGCAAACCTTTTTCTATGACCCCAAGTAACATTTTCTGATATTGACCTGCTTTCCTCTTGTGCCAAAGATGACATGATAGTGATGAGTAGCTCTCCTTTACTGTCCAATGTCCAGATATTCTCCTTCTCGAAATAAATTTCTATTCCTAAAAGTTTCAATTCTCTTACGGTCGTCAAGCTATCCACGGTATTTCTCGCAAATCTGCTTACACTTTTGGTGATAATGAGATCTATCTTTCCCGATTTAGCATCGGCAATCATTGACTTAAATCCTTCACGCCTGTGTGTATTTGTTGCACTAATTCCTTCATCAGTATATATTCCGACAAACTCCCATTCCGGGCGGCTTTTTATGTAGTTGGTGTAGTAATCCACCTGTGCCTCATAGCTGGATAATTGCTCATCGTGGTCAGTACTTACTCTCGCATACCCGGCTACCCTTCGTTTCTTCTCCAATATAGGAGCCGTACTTATCTTTCTGTTTAAGGTTGCAGGGATAGTTGTCACCTTTCGCTCAGCCATTTTTCATACGCTCCTTATTCTTTATTTTTATAATCTCGCTCTGTGACTTTTTTCTTTCTTTACTCCATCTCAGATTCGGGTTAAATGCTTGGTGTTCATACAAGATTTCAGTGCTTCTGCCATCTTTATAGCACAATTCGAGAACTGTTTCATCTTTGACGATGATGTGATCGAACTGTTCCAGAAATCGTTCATCGTCAAACCGTTCAGTTCCCATCAAATCGGAAATAATATCTTTCAGTATATCGTCACGAAGACCCATCGCTTTGCATTGCTCACCATGAATTCCACACCTCCAGTAATGATAAAATCCCGTAGGTGACTGTTTTCCGACTTGTTTTACTTTTCTAAAGTTACAACCGCAGAAACTGCACTTGATTTTTGATGTAAATGTACTCTTGTTCTTAACATATGATATATTCTGCCTTTCAGCCGACAACTCTGCTTTTTTTTCATCAGTCCAGTAATCTTCTCTCCATGTATTTTCATATTTTATCTCGATAATTCTCCCGTCTGCCATATGAAATTCTAAATTTCTATTTTCAAGAACATATATGTATTCAACCATTTCCGAAAATAATGCTCCGTTAAATTCTTCAAATCCGCATATTTCTGAGGAAATTTTCATCAACGAATGATGGTTGATGATCCAATGAATGCAAGACGGATTATTTCTATAGTTATAATGTTTCCAATAATGATATTTTTTATCATTTTGACCTCCCGACTCGTGCCAATATCTCTGACCACATACACCGCATATAATTTTCCCTCTAAACGGATCCAAATTAAATTCATGACACATCCATGGTTTTTCATTACCCCGTTTTTTCATCAACTCCTGCACAAAATCAAATTCGCTCTTATCAATAATTGCTTCGTGAGTATTTTCTGCATAATACTGCGGCAGTTCTCCGTGATTTTTCTTTCTGGTTTTTGATACAGGATCGGCGATATACTCCTTTTGGAACAATATGTTTCCCGTGTAAGTTATGTTTTTTAATATTTTTAGTATCCTGTCCGATTTCCATTTACGCCCCTTCTTAGTTGGAATATTATCATTATTTAGACCTTGTGCAATTTTATAAAAAGACATTCCTGATTCGTATTCTCGGAAGATTCGTCTGACAATGTCAGCCTCTGTCGGATTGATAACAAGCACATCATCTTTCCAAGCATATCCAAATATCTGAAAGCTGGTAACCGCATTGGGCTTTCCAGTCTGCATACTTTTTCGCATTCTCCATTTTATATTATCCGAAATGGAGCGTATTTCTTCTTGGGCATACGATGCCAGAATTGTCATCATTAGTTCTCCATCACCGGACATAGAGTTGATGTTTTCCTTTTCAAACCGCACTTCAACACCCAAGTTTTTCAAGTACCTTACATTTTCAAGCAGATCAACAGTATTCCTTGCAAATCTTGAAATGGATTTTGTGATAATTATATCTATCTTGTCATCTTCACAATCCTTTATCATCTGCTGAAATTCTTTTCTCCTACCTGTGCTTGTTCCGCTTATGAATGCATCGGCATAAATACGCACAAATTCCCAATCCGGATTGTTTTGTATCAAATTGCTGTAGTAGCTGATTTGAGCAGATAAAGAATGTTTTAATCTGTCAGCTTCTTTAGAGACTCTTGCATAAGCCGCTACCCTTTTCTTCTTTTTTATTTCCGGCAACGATACTTCTATTTTATTGATTTTCTTCATAGTATCAATCCTCCTTGCTGTTATATATCACTCTTTTTCAAGCGGAAGTCAAGGAAGGGTCGGAAAATAGTGTGCCAAATATGGGTTTATATTTTTGTGTAAAGTAGGTATCAATCTCGTTGTATTCTTCTGCCGTAATAACATGATCGGACAGCAATTTTTTTATTAGGTACATCGTAATCTGATAGTAAATTTCATTATCTGACATAATCATTCACCCCAAATCTGACTTTATAATAGCAATCTCTGCTGCAATACTTACGTTTAGCACTCGTGTAAGCTTTGAACTTTGTCCCACAACAGCAACATATAATAATACTTTTATCCCTTATATTCAACTCATTGCGATATGCATTCCACCAGAGCATTCTACACTTATCTGTACAAAATCTCTTTTTACGCTTTCCCTTAGTCTGCATTAAAATATTTCCACAGTATGCACATACGCCTTGATTATTTGTGGAACTGCTTCTTCTATAAAACGACTTGACCGTGTTTACCGATATAGACAATTTATGTGCTATATCATTAAACGATAAACCCTGTTTTCTGAGTTCCATTATTATATTTTTTTCTTGCTCGGTCATAGATAACACCTCCTACACATTGTTTCTTGCACAAAACAATACAACAACATTTCGGTTCAACTTCCAAAATGTTGTTCTGATAATAAAAAAGCCCACAAACAAGGTGTTAATCCTCGTTTGTAGGCATTTTTTATTCTGTTGTTTCAGCGGTTATGCTTTCTTGACAATGCAGTCCTTTTCGTGGAATGCAACACCGTACTTGATAACTTTATCACGCTTGTAAGCGTCCGCATATCGCTTATCTTCGATTTGCTGCAAAGCAATGTCACAGCACGACTCTAATTCTTCATCTGTCTTTGCGTTCTTAAGTTCAAAAATGGCAACCCATCTCTTTCTCGGATATTTCAGCACAATATCTGACCGTCCTTTTCCTGTTTCTCGGTTAGACTTGACAGTGATACCCTTGATTCCTGACAGCAGTCCGGCAAGGAAGGCATGGTAGAAGTTCTCGTTATAGTCGTAGTAACTGATAGTTTCGTTCAAAAATCCACTGATTTCATCAGTCATAGTTTCCGCATCACCATTCCAGATAGCATTGAACAGTTCTGTCCTATCTTCCGCCACAATACTTTTTTTGAACCACTTAACGACAGTTTTCTCAAACAACAGCTTAATTTCTTTGTTCGGCAGTCGGAGCTTAAACGGATACTCAAACAGCCCCATTTCACCACTATCATTTTCATCTCTTTCAGGTAACGAACCGGGCAGAATCGTCAGATAGCCTGTCATATAAAGTATCGACCAGAGGTTCGTTTCATCATCGATCAATTCTCCGTATGTGATATTCGGATTGATGATTTTCTCGATATAGCCACCATTTAGCAAAATTTCAAAGTCGCTCTTTACATCAAAGTCGCTCTCCAAGAAACGCTTGATAACATCATTTTCGCTCGTATTTGCCCAATAATTTATTGCCGGACGCTTCGGATTTTTTTGAAGTTCCTTTATAAAATTCAAAACATCCCAAGGGCAGTATACTTCTGTGTTTCCGAACGTATATCCATCATACCATTCCTTAAACACCGACTTTTGATAGGACAGTTCTGTATCACTCAGTAGCTTATCCATTTCCGCATTGGTAAATCCGAAGCACTCATCGTACTCTGTATCTGTGATGGAGTTGACCGAGAGGTTGTTAAGTCCCGTGAAGATACTTTCCTCTGCGATTCTCAGGCAGCCTGTCAGAACAGCCATTTTGATGTACGGATTGTCTTTCAGTGCCTTTCCGTACATTGAACGCATGATGTCGGTAATCTCTCTGTAGTATCCGTAAGTATCTCCTTTTGCCATCGGCACATCATACTCATCTATCAGAAGAATGACTTGCTTGTTGTAGTGCTGATACAACAATCTTGCAAGAAACCAAAGAGAGTCCATCAAATCAATCGTTTGTGCTTTTTCGGACTTAATACGTTGGAATTTTTCGGCATCATCTTTGTCGATTGCGTTACCTTCCAAAAGATAAATATGGTTTCTGAATAGATCTGCAAGTACAGCTTTCAGTTGACCAACTGCATTTTCAAAGTTAACCGATTCCACAGGCTTGAACGAAACCAAAATAGTCGGATACTGATTCATCCACTCATTGCACAATGCTTTATTCGCAAATACTTTCAAGCCTTCGAATATGCCTTTGCTGTCCTCTCGAATATCGAAGAAGTGCTGGAGCATACTCATGTTCAGCGATTTGCCGAACCTGCGTGGACGAGTGAAAAGCGTCACTTTTGCTCTGCTCTGCCAGACAAGCTGGTCTATCAGATCGGTCTTGTCCACATAATAGAGTCCTGTCTCTCTGATTTCTCTGAAATCGGTATTACCGACCGGCATGAAATATTTCGGCATACAATTCGCTCCCTTCTGTTTGTTTCCTTAATTTTACCATAGAATAAACATTATATCAAGCGAATAGAAAAAGATAATTTCAGCGGACACCCTTTTTAGCGAGTGTCCGCCTTATTTTTACTGCCTATTCAGCAGTTCATTAACTCTCTTCTGTACCACATCGTAGTCATATCCGGCAGAGGTGAGTTTCTGCTTACGTTCGTCTCCGTTACTCCATTTGCCCTGAATGACTTCCTTTGCGATCTCATCCACAGGCTTCAGCTGTGGCTTCGACATCAGCTCATTGACTCTTTTCTGTACAGCATTGTAATTATAACCTGCCGCCGTCAATTTCTGCTTGCGTCCCTCTCCGACAGACCACTTTCCGTCAATGACTTCTTTGGCAAGTTCATCAACCGTTTTCTTCGATGTAGTTTTCTTTGCAGTCTTTTTGTAGCCGTTGTAACCGCCGTTTTTTACAATAGCAGGATAATCGGTGTAGCAGTAGTTCATGTCCACATCGCCGCTAATACCGTTTATTCTGCCCTCAGACGAGAATTGCCAAATGCCGTACTTGTTGGCAGTGTATGTACAGCGATAGTTATACTGTGCTACCCAGAGTTCGTACTTCTTGGCAACACTGTCCGATACATAATTGTTCAGATAGTAGGTTGAACAGTACAGCCCCGCCTTGTAGCCGTTCTTTTCAAGTTCGCCGCAGAATGCCTTGATAATACTGTCGCAGAAGTTTTTGCCTTTGGCAAACTGGCTCTGTTCCTCAAGGTCAAAGTAGATAGGATATTCAAACTTCTTTCCCTTAATAACCTCCACGCAAGCCTTGGCTTCTCTTACGGCATCTTCTGCACTGTCTGCATACGAATACCAGTACGCACCTACATCCAGCCCTGCGGCTTTTGCGTTCTCATAGTTTCTCTCAAAACAGTTGTCCTTCTGACTTACCTCTCTGCCATAGCCGGCACGGATAATGACAAAATCAATACCGCTTGCCTTGACCTTAGCAAAGTCGATATTTCCCTGCCATGTCGATACATCAATTCCTTTGATCATGCTTATCATCCTCCTCAACTCTGTTGTGCAGCTGCTCCAGTATATCCTTCAGTTTCTTCGGAATCGGAAGTCCCAGATGTGCTGCGTTTTCTAAAAGTGATACTCCCTCATTTGACAGATAGAAGAATATCACTGCCGTCCTGAATACACTGCCTGTGCCGATCACCTGAATATCGATGATATTTGCAACACCGACAAGGGTAATTATTAACACTTTGCGGCAAATACCCTTAAAACCCACCTTGCTCGATAGCTGTTTATCACTGACGGCACACATCATTCCTGTAAGATAATCAACCACAACAAAGATGATCAGTGCGATCAGCAAACCGTCACAGCCGCCTAAAAAGTAGCCGAGCCATCCTCCCAATACAGTAAATATCAGCTGTATTGAGTTCCAGAATTCTTTCATAAAACATTACTCCTCCTGTATTGTATATGTTATTTTCATTGTCTTGTCTGCCGTTTTTATAACGGAGGTTTCCAAATTGTTTATCGTCGCCAGATACGGTGTAATGAGAAACAGATTCTGTCTTGTAGCATTCGCATAATAACCTCCAAAGCTGAACAGATACGGTCCGTACCGGAATAATGGTGTACTTGTGTATGTCCAAGGTGCATTGTTAGCTTTTCTAAAAACCTTGTCTTCTGTATTGATAAGAAAGTCACTGCCTACTATCCAATCTCCGATATTGGCAAGCCATATTGAACCGCTGCGATAATAATCATCGTTACTGCTGTAGTTTGATGTGAATCCGAGAGGTATTTCTTTGATATCAGCAGGATTATCTATATTTATTTTGTAGACCTTTGCTTTGTCGTAGGACACCATATACAGATATCCGTTCTGCAGAACACTTTGCACATTTCTCTGCGGATTGGTGTTATAGCTGCCGTGATAACCGACTGCCTGACAAGTCACCCCATTGAGCGTCATCCGTTCTTCTGTGAAAGAAAAATCCGATTTGTTGATTTTAATCTTTAGCATACTTGCATTGCCGCTTTTATTTCCGACGCACCAAAAGCCGTACCAATAGCCGTCTTTTCCATCAAAGAAATCATATGCACCTTCATTTTTGCTCGGATCTGACATAACAAAAGATGTAGGATTCAGCTTTATCTCAAACAAAACATCATAGTTGCTGCCGAGCATAGTGTCGTTCAGACCTACACTTGTAAAGCTTGCCCTTACCTTTTGGATAACGATCTCGTTGCTTGTGTTCAGCCCAATAGTCCAAAGAAAATTGTTCTCAGGATCTATTTCAACAGTATTGATGTATGCACTTCTTGCTGTGCCATCGCTGGAACCGCTCCTTGAACGTATACTCCATATAAAACTGCTCCCGTTATAGGTGTCACCCATATAAGCAAGTCCTGCCCATCGGTGTGTCAGTGCAACACAAGAAATAGTCCCGTTTGCCTGCGAGGTTGTGAAATCCCAAACAAATTTATAACCGTGTTCCAGCTGTTTGCTTTCCGTCAGGTTCATACTTCCACGCATGATATTGGTCGTTGCATTAACATCATTTGAGGCGTAGCCGACACACGGATTTGCAGACGGTGCGAAATACTTATCAGGGTCTTCTTCAATCGTGTCGGAGAAAAGCAAAATTCCGCCTATCGCATTCGGGCATATCGGCAGCATATTGTCTTTCAGGTCGTTAGTGTTGCCCTCAATGGTAAAGAGCATACCGTTGATATTGTGGCTGAAAAAGTCAGCCATAGCATTGGTAACAAGGTTTGTTTCGGTATATTTTTCTTTTTCTCCTGTCCTGACATCTGTCAGTTCTATTTCCGTTATTCCTTTCAAGTTTACTCACCTCAATTCAGATAGTGTACTGTAATACGGTTTACATAGCCGCCCTCACGCAGTGCAAAACGAATCTTATACTGCCTGTCCGCTGCCGCTTCATTCCACGCATCAGTACCGACTGCCTTTACTGATTCACGGTTCATTCCGCTTGTATCCTCCGATAAAGTCATCCACCTACCGTCTGTATATGCTTTCCATGTTATGCCGCCGTCAAAGGAAAAGGCGAAAAGTGTGTTATCATCGGAATCAATCTGTACGCTTTCAATGCCTAAGATCGTGCTGTCATTCATTTCTGTATTTTTTGAATAGACAAGCTGCACAGGAGGAATGGCACTGATTTTCGCACTGATCGGCGGCAGGTCAATATCGGCATCCTGCCAATGATATAGTGTGGGATTAACAAGCCGGGAGATAATAACATCCCTCGGAAAATCATCAAATCCGTACTGTCTGAAAGCTGATGCAGAAAGTCTGGTTATCGGTATTTCCTCAAGATAGGATTCAGTATCAAAGATAAGGGTTTCATCCTCATAGGAAAATTTGCCGAAACCGTTATTCAGATAGGTACTTTCCGATATGGTATTGTAAAAGCAAGCTCTGACCTGTTCGTCAACACAGGGTACAAGGTGCAGCTTTTGTTCCTCTCCCTGCCACAGATCTATGTTGTAAACGGTACCACGGAAATATCGGCTGTCGAGCTTTTCTGCTGTATTTATTGTGCCGATAACCAGTTCGCGTGATGATGTAAACTCTGCATCCTCAAAGGTCATAATGGTAATACCGTCACGCTTAAGTCCCTCAGATGATAATTCAAGTGTTAGCGGAATATCGCTATAATCATCGACTTCCTCCGTAATACTTTGTCCGCCGTAAACACAGGTGATATGTTTACTATCGGTCAAAAATACTCCGAACATATCTGTCTTGTCTGTAGTTCTTGCTCCGAAAAGAGCAGCATTGCTGAAAGTAGTTGTTTTGAAGGATACTGATATTCTCATATCATTTCCGGGCATAAGACCTGTGCGGATACATTGTCCACGGTTAAAGATAATTGAGTCAACAAACGCTTTATTGTGCATCAGCCTATAAAATTTGCCGTCCTTGTCTGAAAGCAGATACTTGCTGTCAAAGGGCGGCATCAGATCTATGAGTTTGTATTCAATATCAAACTGCTTTCCGTTATCGTCTTTGTGTAAAAAGGTTATGTACTGCTGCTGAGTTACTGAAACAGCAAAGTCCCTGTTTGTGCTGCCATTGATACGATTACTTCCGAGATAACCAGCGGCATTAGGTGCTTTGATGATATTCAGCAGCATATCGCCTGTGTCAAAGAAAAACCACTCATAATAGAGCCGCACATCCTCCGAGGTGTTATTATACTGAGCATAGCCCTCCCAGCGTAATTTCAGGAATTTATATGTGCCGTAAATTTCTCCTTCCTCACGATAGAAGCTGTACATTGCGGCATCTCTGCGGCAGACAAGGAGATGCTCGGCATTAGCTCCAAGTCCGATAAAGCTGTTACCGCTGACGAAAATATTTGATATTAGCGACCCATTAAACTTGAACCAGTCCACACCCACAAATTGCATCGTGTCATCATCGTGTCGGCTGTTATTTACAAGGCACTCCATATTTTCTCTGTTGCCCATCATATCTTCAAGAGAGTTATAGTTTGCCAC